ATGGAACAGCATCAGCGAAGAGCCAATGTTGCGGAAGCTGAAGACAGGTCCGTTGGCTGCCACACCAGTCAAGTTGCCACTGACGCCAGCTAGCGAGTTCCAGTTGATCGACTGCTCCGGGCGCAGGGAGGCCCGCACGGCTTGGAACGTCGAGTCAACTTCAGCAACTGAGCCGGTACTTCCTGCAAGTTGGATTGCCATGTGATGCTCCTGTGTTCAGGTCCAGACCCAAGCGACACTCCAAGTGCCGTAGGTCATAAACGTGGAGGGCATACGCCCGTAGATCGTGAAGCCTGTACCCGGCACGATGTTGCCAGCATAGACCACCGGAGGGTCAGCGATGTGCTCATCGGGCGTATGGTCCGAGGTCGTGGCAGGGAAGATCCAAGCCTCCACAAACGATCCGGAGACGATGCCCGCCTGCCCGGTGATGGTCACCGAAGTGTCGGCGCTTCCGGGCCAAGCTCCAAAGTTAAGAACGGTGGTGCCTGTGGCTGCCATGGTTCCTCACAGGTTCAGGGTGACTTGCGGCGTCGCCGAGCTGCTGGTGATGCTCGTGGCCGCCGGGTCAGAGAGCGTCGGCTTGACCGAGATGCGCGAGTAGATGATCTGGCTCTGCGGGCGGAACAGTTGCCAGGGGTTCGCAGACAGCGACTGGATCTCGCCGTCGCCAAGCGCACGCTTCCAGTAGGCGGAGATCAGGACAGCACCGTTGGGCTCTGACAAAAAACCTTGGCTTCCGTGCTGCAGCCCCGTGATGGTCGAGAAGTTGTTGCTTGCCGCCGTGCCAGAGCCGACTTGCCTGCCGTCGAACCACGCAGTCACAGCAGTGCCAGCGACACGCCCTATGAAGACCCGCGCTCCGGTGTTGATGTTTGCCGATCCAAAACCAATGGACAAGGTTGCCGCGCCGCTGGGGGTGACAAGCAGAGTCACTTGGTTGTTGGAGTTCTCCTGAAAGGACACCACCAGACCGCTAGCGTTATTCCGAAGACTGCAAAGTTCCTGAATGGCTGACAACGATTGGAAAAGCAGCCCGTAGCACAAGAACGTCAAGTCGCCCGTGACACCAGTAGTTGGCCAATTATCTCGACTCTGGTTGCTAGCCCGCTGGTATCTGCGCGCAAGCCCTCCTGAGGTTCGTAATGAGCTTGCAACCCGCATCTCAAACGGGCCAGTAGTTGTACCAATCCGCCCCTTGACTACCTCCAGCCGCTGCGAGGCGAGCGTCAGCGCCTCAAGCCCATTGGTGAGCGGGTTACCCCAGTTGGCCCCAACAGCCGCAGGTGGCTGTGTCGTCAGCGCACGCTTGGATAGCTGCAGCAGCGTCTTGGTCTGGACCGCGCTGGGGGAACTGGGGAGGAGGTAGTTAAAGGTCGGGGATGGATCGGGAGCGAAGAGTTGCCAGGGGTTCTGGCTCAGAGACTGGATCTCGCCACTCGACAAGGCCCGATCAAACACAGCGCCTATGAGTAAATCTACTGGATAAACTACTGGATCGATACCGCCATAACTCTCAGCTATTGTAGAAAACTCAATATCTGTTCTTGTTACCAAACCACCAGAGATTGACCCAGTGCCTACTACTGCGCCGTTTAAGTAAGCAACAACGCCGCCACTTGCAGACGCCGTTACCGCTTGCGCAGCATATTCCCGCACGCTGCTAGACGGCACTGTGTAGTCAAGCCCGTAACTGGTTGTGTTTCCTGCCACATAGTATTGTCGATAGAAAAATGAGCCGCCATGCACGCCTACCCAAGTGGCTCCATTAAACCCTCCAGCTTTCAAAACTAACGGCGTATTGTTCGCTACCGACGAAGTCGCAAAACGTCCGATAGAAAACATCGTGACCGCTTGCGTTACGCTCAAGTCAAAAACAGCAAATCTTCGACCTTGCGTACCGGAGTTTGCTAGACCAAGGCTTGTTCCCCGCGCCGTTATGTTGTTGGCGGTAATTTTCTGCAGCCTTGGATCATAGTTGGCAACTGTTATGTTGCCCCCATCCAAGATACGCAGCCCACGGGTGATTGGATTGGCCCAATTGATCTGAACCAACCCTCGCGGCTGCGTCGTCCGAACCCGCTGCCTTGACCAAACTTGCGCCATTACAGCGGCCCGATGGTCCTTGGTGTCATTTTCAGCGACCAGTTGGCGCTGAGCGTCTGGCCCGTGTTGTTGTTGAACAGGTACGCCTCCCCAGCACGCGGGATATCGTAGCCAACGCAACGGTAAGCATCGCCAGAGGCCGACGATGCCTTCAGAACGAACGAACCGACGTAAACGCCCTTGTAGGCGTCACCCGTGCCCGTGGTTGGCGCGGGCGCATCAGTCGTACCGTCGATGTCCAGCGGCCTGACATACAGGTCCACCGTAGCCCCAGCAGTCGGGGCTGCGCCGAAGCCCCCCGTGATCAACACGAACACCGCATCCGGATAGTCCAGCGTGTTGGTCTGGCTGTAGGTCGTGCCAGCCGCTGTGCTCAACTGGTTGTTGCTAGTCGCAGCACCCGTCGTGGTCAGCGTCAGCGTGGTGCCGTACTTGTAGATCGCTTCGTTAGCCATTGTCGATCGCCTCGCTCACTTGGGCAGCACTCACCACATCCGCCACCACCGCCAGGGCCTTGAGCGCGGTTACCGCCGCAGCGGTCAGCACCGCCTTGGAGGCCAGCAGATCAAGCAGGGACCGGGTCAGCGGGTTGCCCACATCCACACCAGTGGTCTTGAGCCAGCCCAGCATGCGCTTGATGCCCGGATGGACAGCCACGAGGTCAGGGTCAGACGGTGTGCTGGCTGCGAAGGTCTCCAGCGAGGACAGCGCGGTCTCGCCATCCACGATGCCAAGCGCAGACATCACACCGCGCTCAGTCAGCATCGTCTCGACCAGCTTAGTGCGGCCCACGGACAGCGCAGCGGCCATGCCATTGTCGTCCCGAACCGCCAACATCGATGCGAACACCGGGTCACTGGCGGCTCGCGCATCGATCTCCGCCTTCAACTCGGTGGGGGTCGTCATGATGCCTCCAGCGCGTCCTCATCCAGCCAACGCTGATGGGTGCTGCCGTTCGCATCGACCCATTGGAACAGGCACTGGATGGTGCCGTCCTCAAGCATACGAAGCGCCTCGACCGTACCCTCAGGGATAACGCCGCGCAGCTTGACCGCTGCGCCTTTCGCGAAAGTTGCCATGTCAGACCTCAAGCAGCATCAAGGTTGAAGGTGTAGGTCACGTTGACCGTGTCGCCGTTGACCACGTTGCGGTCGCCACCAGAAAAGTTTTTAGCGGAGAACAAAATGCCCGTAGTACCACCCTTGGTGGAGTCGCTGGTCAAAAACGCTCCGCCGATCGTAGCCGTAGCATTGATGTTGAACGTCGCCGGGCTGGCCGAGTTGTTGATCACCGAAGGGTCCGCTGTCGTAGCAGTTCCAAACGTCGCCGTAGGACGGTTAGCGTTAGAGTACGGGGTGGCTTCAGTCCATCCAACATGCGAAGACATTGTGTCGGTCGCGGCAGGTGTATTGGACCCCGATGCCCCGTACAATCCGATATACCAAGCAGCGGTATATGTGCTGCCCTTGAAGTACTTGGTGTTCATGTCCTGCAAGCCGACATTGACAACCAGATTGGGACCACGATCTTCCCACTTCAGGTTACCGTCCTTGTCAAAGCACTGAACATGGTACTCACCATGCGCCGCAGCGGCGGCCCCTACGGAGCCACCCTGTACGACATCAGCGGTGACAACATCTTGCGACTTTGCGCTCTCAGTAGACATGATTGCTCCACTCAAATAATACGAACGATGGCGGAATCCGCCGTGGCTGTAGGGAACTGAACAGTGAAGGTCTGTGCGGTAGCAGTCTTGTCCGCCCCGAAGTCCAGCACTGCGATCGACGGATTGGTCGTACCGTTGGCCAGATAGATCAACCCACCCCGGGCTGTGAACGTGGCCCCCGCCCACAGCGCATTGGCAAACCCAATGTACGCCGTGGTGCCCGAGGACGTCGGCACCTGCGACACCGTCAGCGTCACGCCGCCAGCGGTGTACCCCGTACCCACCACCTCACCCGAGGTGGTGTACGCCGTGGTCGATGCATCGAGCGAGGCCGAAGCGGTGTACAACGCGAGCTTGAACACCTGCGTGGTACCCGTGCCAAAGTTGAACTGTGCATTGAACAGTCCAACCTTGAAGCTCGTCGTCTGACCCTGAACAAGTGGCATATCAGGCTACCGGTACCCTTGGTGTGCCGTTGCGGTAGAAGTCCGACTTCTCCATGCCATCGCCCAACTTCTTGGCCAGCATGAGCGCCTCGTTGTACCGACCCGTGTACAACTGAACCAGATCCGCCTCCCCCTTGAGGAAGGTGTACGCCTCGACCAGCGTGCCATAGAGCAGCACCGAGTCCAGGTTGTCCCCCAGCCAAGTGCGACCGTCAGCGGCCACCGTGATCGACTCAGGGTAGTAGAAGTAGTGCAGTTCCACGGTGTACGACGCATTGGGCGTCGGCCCAAGGAGGAACGTCAGCTCATCCTCCGTGTCACTGCGAGGCCCGAAGATGGCGTAGTACTTGGGCAAGCCCGTCGAGGTAGGCGTGGGGTATGCCTCGCGGATGAAGTTCACATCCTTGTTCAGCAGGTACGAGTACGCACCGCTGCCATCCACCACCGCCATCGAGTACGCCGCCAAGAAGTCCACCGGGCACTGGAGATACTTGTTGCCAAGCGACGTCACCCCGGTCATGTTCTTGCGAAGCGCCGGGAACTGAACCGTGTTGAACACACGCTGCTCAGCCTGCTTGATGCAGGTGTTGATGTCGACGGTATCAAAGGTATTCTCAAGATACCCCTGAACCGCAGCAACAAGCTCCGTATACGTCATGCCATCGGACCCCTAGCGGTCACGCCCTTGGTCGCAGCGCCGTTGCCACGGGTCTTGATCCCCGTGGTCTTGATCCCGGTCTGCGGGTAGCCCGCGCCCTTAGTCGGGGGCAGCGGAGCGGGTTTGGGTTTCTTGTATTCCATGATCACCCCGTCTTCTGGTTCATGGCACGCGACAGGTTCTTGCCGTACTTCATACGGTCGTCCGTCGTAGGCCCACCCTTCTTCATGCCCTTGGCATGCATGCGGGTCTCATGACCCTTGACCGCCTTGTCGGCGATCTGCTTGACTTGCTTCTTGTCCACAGTTGCTCCTAAGTGATGGAGACCGTTACCGTACCAACCGCACCTTGCGCTACCAAGGCGTTGGGGGTCAACCCTGAATCGAAGATCCGGGAGCCACCGACAGGGTTCCAGCCCCACTGGAAGACCCGGCTACCTTCAGAGACGTTGCCCGCAGCGTTCAGACCAGACGCATTGTACCCACTGAAGTCAGGGCGTGGGTCACGCAATGCCTGTGGATCCTCCACCGGGTACATGCCCAGCAACAACTGCGGATGGTCCTGCTCGTAGCAGGTACGACACACCTTGATCGCTACACGCTTGGTCTTGATGACCAAGTGCTGAAGTTCTTTCAGCTTGACGCGGAAGCCACACCGGTCACATTCGGCGATCGCCCGCTTGCCTGAGGCAAACCGGTTCGCCATACATCACCCGATGAACATCTGACGAGGAACAAACCGAACCGCAGCCTTCTCGCGGTCCTCCTCAAACGCCAACTGCCAAGCCTCCTCGTACTGCGCCTTGAGGATCTGCAGGCGCTGTGCTCCCGGAGGGATCTTCATAGCCAAGTAGTAGGCAAGGCCCGCCACCATTGCGGGCAGGAACCTGAACGGCACATCCATCGTGTTGGAACCGTTGCCCGCATCCTGCAGCCGCCTCAGACGCCAGTACACCAGCGTGTAGGTGGTGGAGGGGTCCGGCACCGGCCAGACCGTCACCGTAGGCGTGGGAGCCTGCCGGTTGATGTAGATCTGGATCGGACGAGCCTGGGTGAGCTTGTTGGGGATCGACGCATACGTCGACACGCTGATGCGTGTGATGGTCAGATCCGCCTGCGTAGACGCATTGCCCGCGTTGGTACGGATCACATGCTCCAGCAGGTCCACCGTGTCATCGGGCAGCGGATACGTTGCCGTGCCGGTGACCAAGGTTATGGTGCCCGAGGCCACCGTCCACAGGTTCAGCCCCCGGTTGGCCCAGTCTGCAAACAGCAGGTTCAGACTACGCCGCGCTGTGCGCAGGTCGTAGCCCGAACGCATCTCGCCGCCAGCCCTCTCGAAGGCTTCTTCGACGAGTTCCGTCAGATCAAGGTCGAAGGTGGCGGTGCCGGAGGTGGTCACGTTACTTCTTCCGCGCCATACGCATGTTGTCGACGAGGTTCGGGTACGGGCGACCCGCCGCTTTGGCTGCAGCCTTCGCTGCAGCTTTCTTGGTGGGGCTCAAAGGCTTGGAGGTCTTGGCGGGGTTAGGCTTGTCCCACACCTCTCCGCCCTTGGCGTACTCCATGAACGAGGTGTCATCGCGGCGCGAGCGACGCTTAGCCCCAGGCATCTTGCGGGGGTTGATTGCGCCCATGCCGCGACTAGCCATCACAGGTACTTACCCCTAGTCTTGCCACGCTGAGCGATGCCGTCGGCACGCTTGGACGCGGAGGACACGGACCCGCCTTTGGCAAACGCCTTGGTCGCGCCGCCCTTGCGGAAGTTCGGGTTGCCTTCATCAGCAAACCGCGACTCATCCATATCCCGAGCAGCCTGCTTCTGAGGACGGGTGTAGCTACGCGCAGCCCGCGCGGGACCACCTTCGTAGTCCATGGTCTCCCGCGCAGTACGACCCCGGGTCTCATCCTTCATCTTCTCGGCAGCGGCGGTACGCGCTTGGTAAGCCGCATCCCCACGCTTGGCTGCCTCAACGGCTGCGCGATTGCTGGGGACCATGGCCTCCATGGCCCGGCGCGTAGGCGCGGCACCCGAGCGCTGAGCCGCGTTGAACGCAGCATCCAGTGCAGGGCGGCTCGCAGCTTTAGCAGCAGCAGCCGCACGAAGCCCGCGCAGCGGAGGGAGGATGTACTCTTCCGGAGTCACACGCTCGATGGGCTTGTCCACTTCCTGCAGACGAGCGATCTCGCGCTGAGCCGCAGCATCCCGGGCCATCGAAGCACGATTGGACTCACGAGCAAGGTCCGTATCGGTTGTAGACACCCGAGGAGCCATGCGACGGGCAGGCGTAGGCGCTTCACCCTTAAGCGCATCATCAATCGAGCGATCAACGACAGCTTTGCGCGCACGAGCGTAAATGTCCGGGTCTGACTCCGCAAACCGAACACCGCCACCTTCGTCAAACCTACGAGCTTTTTTCATGTCTCACCTCAGCAAGCGCGGCCACCACCGGCCATCTTGATCTGTTTGGCCTTGGTCTTGCCGCGCTGGGCAACACCATCAGCAGCACGGGTGTATCCGCCAGCAGCGTACTTAGCGCCACCCTTGGCCATGCCCATCGGACCCATGGTCTTGGCAGTGGGCATACCGCCGACTTTCATACCAGCCTCAGTTCGCTCATGCTTGATCATGGACTTCGGAGCGCCCTTCTTCTGCATGAAGGCGATCTCTTTCTTCATCATCGCTTTGGATTCGGCCACTTCACCACCTCGTGCAAAAAACCCACTCTTGCCATGCTGGGTCTTGGGTTTGTTGATCGTCTGCTGACTGGACCGCGACTGCGTGCGGTCCGCTCTCATGTACTTGGCACCGACCGACTGGGGAACCCCAGCCTTCTTGGCAAACGCCGGGTTGTTGGCTACTGCCGCCATGAAGTTGTGTTGCTCAGGGCTCTTGCTGGGCATCTCAGCACCGCCATGCACGAAGCGACTTGTTGACCCTAGAGTTAGGATCTTTGGCCGTCTTCGCACTCGTAAGCTTCTTCTTTAAGCCCGTCATCCGGGCACAGAATGAGTCCCTACGCGACCCGCCTTCAGGCTGCGGGGGCTTGAGCCCCGGCTTGCCCGGGTTGGCAGCGTTGTAGGAGGCTCGGCCCTTAGCGTTCAAGCCACCGCTAGGGTTCTTGCCTTCCTTACGCTGCCACGCCGGGGTCTTAGCCATAGAACACCGTGACGCTTGCAGTGCCCGAGATGGTCAAGTGAGGGTCGCCTTGGAACAGGATACCCTCACCCGGGATCAGAGCCAGACCACTGCCGGATGCCGATGTCGCCATCTGCAGCCGGATCGGGCCGCCAGACCCACCATCGCGGAATGTCAGCGAACCACCTGCGGAAGCCACATAGTAGACGCCCTTGATCCGGCACCGGCCACTGGTGCCAAGGGCACCAGTGCCAGTTACATAGACTGATAGGACATCATATTGGACGGTAGACATTTGCTACCTCCTGGCTATCAGGCCGTGGCCGGGAACTGAGCGCCGTCGCTGCCGCGCTGGATGTACTCGACAGTCACCACCGTGGAGCCAGCAGTGGGGTTGCCACCCGCCGCCGTGAACGTGCCGGTGAGGGTCACATCGACGGTACCGACGTTGTTGGTCTCAGCAACCTGCAGTGCGGTGTCGATCGTCGCTTGGGTCACTTTGCCAGCGCTGATGCCAGTGTTGAAGGTAGTGACATACAGGTTGGCAGTACCACCGGACTTGCCGATGGTCAGACCCACGTTGGTCACGCTACCGCCAGAGATCGCAGTAACGACTTCAACATTGACGCGAAGAATCTTGGAGCCCGCAGGGATGGTGCAGAGAGTCTGCGCCGTGGGCGAAGTCGTCATCGCCGAGAACGGGATCGTGGCGGACTGGGTAAGCACCGGCAGACCGGTATTGCGACCCGCGTTTTCCTTGACCGTGCCCATCCGGACCGGGCCGGACATCGTCGCGAAAGCCATGTCTATTCCTCAGTTGCGTCCGCTGTCGTGAGGTGCGTCTGCCAAGCCAGTCAGCGAACTAGGGTGAATCTTGGTTGACTGGTTATACCCCAAAAGAAACGGGGGCACAAGGCCCCCGTTTCTACCCTACTTGACTTGTGTCAAGTGGACCCAGGCGACCCGTAGATGCCCAGCGGATCAGACACGCCGAACGCATAACGCTCGCGGGCCTTGTAGCGGACGTTGCCAGTGTCGAAGTCACCGTCCATCGAGGTGGCCATCGGCATCCGCACAAAGTGCTTCAGACCATTGGGCACATCGGTGGTCAGGAACCACGCATTGGTGTCGGTCAGCCAGTGGTTGATGGCGAAGCCATCAGGGATGGAACCGTTGTTCTTGAGCGCGTTGATGTCGTTGTCAGTGGTACCGACACGCAGCGAGGTCTCAAGCAAACGGGTCGCAACGAACTGGAGCGACGGCGGGATGATGAGCTTGCGCGGCTTGGCAGCGATGAGCAGACCACGCTCATCAGTCCACGCGGCGATCTGGATCACCGCAGCCTCCAGCGAGGTCTCGTTCAGGTCAACGCCTGTGGACGGACGGTTGCTGTTGGTGCCACCCGAAACCAGCGGGTGTGCGGTGGAACAAAGCGAGACGCCATCGCCGTAGACATACTGCGAGGAGAACGCGTTGTTCAGGATCGACGCAGCCTTGACCTGCTTGGTGTACGCCATACCACGGGCCAGGGCCTTGGTGTAGCGCGACGAGAGACTGTCGTACAGGTTGTCCTCGATCGCCTCTTCGGTGATCGAGAAGCCCATCGCGATGGTCTCGTGGTTGTACCGAGCGGTCCAAGCCTCTTGCGCGTTGTCGTAAGCGATCGCAGCGCCCTCGTTCTTTACAGGGGCAGCAGAGAAGCCAGACAGCTTGGTCTCCTCTTCAAACGAACGCTCGGAGCTTTCGATCGCGTAGATCTCTTTGTGCTCCTCGCCGTAGCGCGAATACTCCAGACCAAACAGCGCATTGAGGCCGGGCAGGAGTTCCTTGAGTAGCTGTGCGCGGGAAATAGCCATGTTAAGTCACTCCTTAGGCAACGTAGTAACGATGTGCCCCGAAAGTGATCTTGACGAGCACTTCAGGACTTTGCACCAAAACCAGCGAACCGGACGCGGTAGTGGCCGAGGCCATCGTCAAGGCTTGCGAAGTGGTGGACGAAACAGTCGCAGCGGTGCTGACAACACCAATCCACTGCAACTGACCGTTGGCGGCCACGATCTGGAACATGTCCGTACCAACCGGGATCACCTGACCAATCGACAGGCCGCTCACGTTGATGGTGGTCGTGCCGGTGCCGCTGACGTAGCCGCAAGCCGAGGAGGTCTGGGTGTCAGGCACGAGACCGAGAACGCGGAAGTTGCCAGCGGAAGCCGAAGCAGCCACCACGCCACCAGCCGAGTTGCCAGTCGCGGTCGAACCGGTGGAGGTGTTACCCGCCATGTTCTGACCCACCAGAAGCTGCGAACCAGACGCGATGGTCGCAGTACCGGCAGCCGTCACGACCGCAGCACGGAAGACCGTGTCGGGGTCATCACACACGACGGCTTTGATATCGCCAGCGAGCGTGTTGGCCGGGTAGTACTGGGAGAACCGCTTCTGCTTGGACACCGGATCGGTGTACGAGCAGCCAAGGAACACACCAACCGCAGCGTTGCCGGAGATGGTGTTGGCCAGGATGGTGATGAATCCGCTCGAAAGCTGGACGAAGTCACCGTAGAAGATGGCCGTGCCGTAGTTGTAGGCAATCGGGTACTCCCGGGTGGACCCCGAGAACACCTGACCACCGATTAGGTTGATGGGCTTGAACCCATACGGTGCATCAATAACAGGATAAGCCATTGCTCACTCCAAAATTAAGAGCCCCTGCCGAACACGACTTGCGAACGCTTCTCGTTGAAGAGAGGCATGCGCGGGTCGTTTTCACGCAGGAATGTATTGTCAACGGACGTAGCCTGCGCGTTTTGGCGCTGGGCATAGTACTCATCGCGTGCTCGAACCATCTCCTTAGGCATCTTGCACAGCATCAGCCCGCCGAACTCGACGTTGCCGTTTGCTCCGACCGACGCCATAAGCTCAGGATGATCCGCTGCCTTAACCGGCACCCACCCCTCGCGCATACGCAGCGAGACGTTGGTGTTGAGTTCACGACCATAGACATGCGTAGCAACCCAGCGATACGCATAGCCTTCCTGCGGAGTGACCTCCGGCAGGGTGCTGGGAGGCGTCCAAACGGTACGGGCCGTAGCGGCACGAGTGGACATCTCTCGGGGGTTACGCGAATCAGCCATTACGCTTCTCCAGTTTCATGATCTCAGCAGCATATTGCTGCGGGGTAAGGCCAAACTTCTTGGCCAGCGCCACTTGGGACGCCGAAAGCCTAATCTTGGTTGCGCCAGCAGAACGCACGGCGGGTGCGACAACGGTTGCCGGTTTACGGGCGGTGTCGCTGGATCGGCCCTCCTTGCCGTCAGTCTCGAAGACTTCAGGGAACTTGGACCTTAGGCGAGCATCTATCTGCTCGAAGTACTCATCGGAGCGAGGGTCAACCCCGTTGTTCACCAGTTTTTGATGCAGCCCTAGTGAGAAGCTGGTTATTTCCTCGTACCCAGGAGCACCAAACCACTGGTTTTTTGCCTGCCAGCGCACGGTTTTCTCATCAAGAGAAGGTTGCGGCTGCTGCTGAGGTACAGGTTGCGATTGTTGTACTGGATATTCAGTCTCTTGTAAAGGGGTAGGACGGTAATTTTTAGCCGCATTTGCCTGCAGCTTGGCATCCGCCAGTGCCTCCTGAGCCGCCACCAGTGCATCGGCGTCCCCGGCTTCGTAGGCTTCCTTGTACTTCTTACGGGCCATCTCCAAGTCCGTCTCAGCCTTGCTCTGCAGGGTCTGGACGTAGTGCTGGGAGCCCATGTTGACCGTGGTCTTGAGTGATTTGTTCTCCTGCATCAACTGCCGGGTGAACTTCTCAAGCTCCTCGCGCTCACGCAGAAGCGCTTCCTTGGCCCTGCGTTCATCGTGCCGGGCGTGGGTCAGCTCCTTGATGCGCTTCTTGACGCCATCGGAGTAGTTCTCGATCTCTTCCTCAGTCGGTTCCTCGACCGGGCGTTCCAACGGTCTACGACCCCTGTCCTTCTCAGGCGTGTCATCGACGATCTCGATCTCGACATCCAGATCGGTCGAAACCTCAACCTCCGGGGCTGCGGCTTCGGGCTTGAGAATGTCCTTCTCATCAGGCAACATCGATAACTCCTTAGTAGGCGCGGGTAATGCCGCGTGGGTCTTGCACGACCGCGTCGATCTGGTCGTCGTTGAGGATGCGGAACTCTTTTCCGTAGATCTTGAAGCGCGTACCGGAGTACGTCCTGACCAGCACGAAGTCGCCTTCCTTGCACCACGGGCCGGTCGGGAACTTGGCCGTGTCCTTGTAAGCGTCTGGGCCAACCTTCAGCACGAACAGCACCGTTGTGGCGTGCTCCTCGTTCTTCATGAAGGTGTCAGCTTTGATGATGTTGCTGTTCTCGAAAGTCTCGTTGACATCCGGGACCACGCACAGCAGCCGGTACCCGGTGGGTTCTGGCAACTGGGTGGCTTTCTGCTCGTCCGTGGCATCAGGCGGCGGCTCATCTG